ATGAAAGAAACAGAAAACTTTGATGTTTTTATATGCCATGCAAGCGAAGACAAAAAAGACATTGCAATTCCAATATATGACGAGTTAACTAAACTTAAAATTTCAGCCTTCATAGATCATGTTGAGATAAAATGGGGCGACTCCTTAATTGATAAAATAAATGCAGCACTAGTTAAATCAAAATATGTCATCGCTATTTTATCTGCTAATTCAGTCAATAAGGAATGGCCTCAAAAAGAATTAAGAGCAGTTTTAGCCAGCGAAATATCGAGTGGCGACGTAAAACTTTTAACCTTATTAAAAAAAGAAGACGAGGAGGTCGTAAACCTATCATTACCTTTACTTAGTGATAAGTTTTATATGGTCTATGATAATAATCCTGAAGTAGTCGCCAACAATATTAAATCACTCTTACAACGATAATTCTCTCACAAAAGCAAATGTGCAGATTGATGCGTATTAAGTATTAATCTGCACATACAAAAAAATAATAAAATAATACATTTTTCATAACTTGTAGGTAACAACAATATATGTCGTAACGAATAGTTGGATAACCTCTATACCCTATTAACCAACCAATTAACTCTATGTAATCTCGCAGCCTCAAAACCCGACTATTGTTCTCTTAACAGTCAGTTCACGTTCCATTCCGGCCTGAGCCCCATAACATGGAAGAAAAAACGCCCCCAGTCAGTCCAGCTTTCAGACAATCAGTGTGTCACCTGCCGATAATATTCTGAGTAGTTTTTTCAGCCCAGGCCTTTCGGACTTTGTACCACTGATTTTATCTTCAAAATCAGCGCGCATTCTTCGTAATCCAGCAAACTCTTGTATATGACGTTATTATGGCTACAGCAGTAACGATTATTCCATAACAGGTACTGTAGGCCACTCAATATCCGGTGCAGTTGATGTGTCAACACGGTTCAGCAACACCCGATACTTTTTCCAGGCTTCCAGCAACGAGTTTTCTTCCTCCGTTGCGATTTTCAGATCTGCAGCATCCTGAAGCGGCGCAATATGCTCACTGGCTACCTGCATCAGGCTGTTTTTTGTTTCTTCCGCCTCCCGGATCCGGAACAGTTTTTCTGCTTCCGTATCCTTCACCCAGGCTGTGCCGTTCCACTTCTGAAACTCCCCTTCCGGAGATAACCAGGTGACATTTTCCGGTAACGGACCGAGTTCAGAAATAAATAACGCGTCCCCTGATGCCACGTCATAAACTGTTTTACCCCGATGGTCTTCAACAAGATACCACGATGCATCATCACTGTTGAAAACAGCCACGAAGCCAGCCGGAATATCTGGCGGTGCAATATCGGTACTGTTTGCTGGCAGACCTGTATGAGGCGGAATGTATGCGTCACCTTCACCAATAAATTCATAAGTTCCGGCCAGCAGATTATAAATTGTTATGGTCCGTGGTTGTTCACTCATTCTGAAATCCATGTTCACCTCTACTTAATATCAGAGACAGAATATTGTTTATTGAGCGTATGGGTGTGAGCACCAATAACGATGCTACTTCCGTGGCTATGTGCGCCAGAGATGACATTACCTACGGGATTTTCTGGATTAATCCGGTGTATATGCGAACCAGGGCGAAACCGGTTATTAGCCTGATGTTGTATCAGTACATCATCAGCCTGATGTTCAGGGTTAATACAGACCTGCCCGGAACGTGAGCAATACGTCCGATAATCGCCGCATCCAATATATTTAGTATCCGCATAACGGCAAACAGAATTACCCGGACAGTATGCATATGTGCCAAATACTGCCGACTGGCGGGATTGTGCGTATTCCCAGTTAATTGATTCTGTTTTTTTATTAAAGTTATCCCATGCCTGCTTCATCTGCCGGGCAACACTTTCAAACGGCACCTGACCACATCCGGCTCCCATTGCAGGGAATGCCACCGTTTTTATTTTCCTGTCTGTCGTTGCGTGTTTAATTGTGCTGAAAGATGGCAAGCAGAGCGGCCCAGGTTGCGTTATATACAGCGTCTGTTCCGTCAATTGTCAGCGGAACACGCATTGTTGGCGCATGTACCATGCCAGGGATGATGATTATGCCCCGTTTCAATAACAAATGCAGAACCTACAGGCTGCTCGCCGAGATATTCACGAAGAATATGATTCTGAACGCGGGACTGTAACTGAGTACCGAAGAATGCGGTAATGGCGACATCAACACCGCCATCCATCAGGCCGAAACTGTTTGCCGCACTTACCATGCAGTCAAATTCCCTGATTGTTTCAAATGGCTTTCCGACAATATTCACATTATCTGCATTTGCGAATACCCGCTTAAATGCTTCAGCCATTTCTGTTACTGGTGCAGAAAGAATGAGCGTAATCATGCAAGCCTCACAATATAGTTAAATGCGATGTTTTTGACGGTGTTTTCCGCGTTACCAGCAGCGTTAACGGTGATGGTGTGTCCATGTGAGCCAATCGCAACGGAGTGCGTATGAGCACCAATACCGACAGTATGTGCATGTGCACCTGCGCTTGCAGCAGTACCCGATACAGAGTGCGTATGAGCGCCTGCAGAAGAAGTGTTAACACTGTATTTAGAATAATCAGGTGATCCACTTCCCGGAGCACCACTGGAACCACCTGAAACAAATGTCATCGAATGGGTATGTGCACCGGCTGAAGCAGCCGTACCGCTAACACTATGGGTATGCGCACCAGTGTTATTCGTGGATTTAGTGCCGTAATCAAACGACGATGTGGTTTTCGTCCCCAAATCCGTACTGGATGCGCTGGCGCTGTGGGTGTGCGATTTAATGCCGTCCTGTTCCTGAGACAATACGGCCCGACCACTGGCAGGTTTGCCCTTAATCGTCCAGCCACGCATATCAGGAATAACGCCTGACGGATAAGCGGCTGCAAGTTTCGGGTAGGCAGATTTGTCAAAAGTCTGCCCCTGCATCAGGGCATAACCAGACGGAACGGTATCTGATGGCCACGGGATTGGTGCACCGACTGGATAAAACTCTGCAGGAGGATGAGCCGAGGTGTAAAGCTGCGCCCACGGCGACCAGTTTGCGTCGGTCGTATCCCGTCGTGAACGAATAAATGCCGGAGCATGAGCACCGCTTGTACCACTCCAGCCGATGAGTAACTCACCTTCGCCAACGGCTGTCATCCCTTTCAGGTGAATGATATTTCCATACGCTGTTGGATATCCGTTGTTATACACCTCGTATAACTAAGACCTGTTGCCCCTGCGTATTGTCTGTCAGCGCGGTTACCCGACCTTTTGAAGCCAGATTAACTGATGATACTGCTGTTCCACCTGACGGTAACGCCCCGATCTCTGATGCCGTTGGCTTATTTCTGGAGTTATAGTCCCTTCGCCAGCCAGGTGAATAATCTGTTCCGTGATTAATATAGGTAAACTGGGCGTTAGTTGTTCCACCACCAGTGGAGGTGGTCGGTGTGGTAATGCGGATCGTCATCGCTGACTTTATCCCCATTACTTCAATGACAGCTCCGGCGAGATGAATATTACCGCAGTCAGTATCAGTAATGATTTTATTATTGCCATAAGACCAGGAACCCTTGCACATCCAGTAGGGATGGTTAAATGCTCCCTGAGAATCCAGCCACTCGATAAACTGTGCAGTCGTCCAGTTTCCTGTTATTGTGCTTACTGACCCACCGAAGGCACGGCAGGCACCAATATTTTTCGTAAAGGTGTCTTTGCCAGGGATATCCGCACCGTTCTGATCTTTCTGCAGACGTTTCTCAGCATTGTCATAGGCTGTTTTTACTGCCTTTGGTGTCGCAGCAAGCGTTTCAGATGTGCTGTTGGTCGCGCTGCTTAGCTGGACTATCCCCTTTTTCGTCGTGCTCGCATCCTCAAGCGCCACGGCGGATGCAATATCCTCTGCCCGTTTTGCCGCTGTCTCGGCGCGCGTTGCCACGGATTCCGCCGTACTTTTGCTCTGTGCTGCCGCCGTCGCACTGCCAGCTGCCTCTGTCGCCTTCGTGGATGCCGTCGTGGCGCTGCCCTTCGCTGCTGACGCCTGTCTGGTCGCCTCATCTTTTGAAGCAGACGCAGATGATGCCGATGACGCCGCCGAACTGGCTGACGATGCGGCAGCCGTTTTTGAGGATTCTGCGCTGGTTTCCGACACTTTCGCGTTCGTCTCGGATGTCTTCGCTGCGGAAGCAGACCTCGCTGCTGCGCTGGCCTGTTCAGTGGCTTCGCCAGCCTTCGTTGTGGCTGTTGAAGCGGACGATGCGGCGCTTTCTGCCGATTTTCCGGCGGCGCTAGCACTGGCTGAGGCCTGCCCGGCACTTGTTGACGCTGCACTGGCAGACGACGCAGCCGCTGTTTTTGAGCCTGCCGCAGCTGAGGCACTCTGTCCCGCTGCCGTTTCAGAAGACCTGGCGTTCGTCTCGGACGTTTTTGCCGCCTTCGCAGAATTTGCTGTCGCCGTTGCCGAGGAAGCTGCGCTGCTGGCGCTCGAGGCTGCGCTCGTTTCTGATGATTTTGCCGCCTCTTTTGAAGCCGACGCATCCCGGGCTGAGGTGGCAGCTTCTGACGCTTTCGTGGTCGCGGTGGATGCTGAAGTGGCTGCTGATTGTTGTGACGCTGCCGCATTCGTTTCTGACGTTTTCGCCGCAGCGGCACTGGTGGCCGCCGCGCTTTTTGAGGACTCTGCAGCGGCAGCACTTTTTTCCGCTTCAGTGGCCTTTGTTGATGCCGTTCCTGCGCTGGAAGACGCTGACTGAGCCGACGACGCGGCCTGTCCGGCTGACGTGCTGGCTGCGCGTGCTGAGCCTGCAGCATCAGTCGCATGGGTTGCCGCCTCACGGGCTGATGTGCTGGCATCGCTGGCTGACTTCTTCGCGGCTGCCGTGTTCTGTGCCACCGCGGACGCGTTACGCGCCACCTCTTCCACCATCAGTTCAAAACGGCGCAGTGCCTCAGGACGGGCATCATCCTCCGTCATGGCACCGAGAAAATCATTCAGCGTACCGGGTCGGGAATCTTCATACACGGTGATGGTCCCGGCATGTGACGGCGGGAATCCTTCCACCAACAGAATAACGCTGTACTGACCGTACTCAACGTCCATGCTGTAACGCCCGGCTTCATCCGGATTTTCTGAGGCCAGCGTGTTCACCACCACCGTGGTGCTATTACGTTTTGCTTTCAGCTGGATTGTGCAGTTCTGTACCGGTTTTCCTGTGCCGTCTTTCAGTACACCTGAAATCTTTACTGCCATATTCACCCCACAAAAAAGCCCGCCTGAACCGGCGGGCTGTCATAACACTGTGTTACCTGGCTAATCAGAATTTATAACCGACACCCACGATGAAACCGTCAGTGCGCCAGTCACCACTGCCGGAGCCTTCATAAGCAATATCAATGGCCACGGATTCGGTCGGGTTAAACTGCACGCCAGCCCCCCACGCCAGAGACGTGTTGCTGTGGTGACCGTCATCACTTCCGGTCAGCACATCGTGCGTTTTCCCCTTGTTGTCAGTTACGCGGAGATAATCCCCGGAGAAAGTCGACACACGGCTGTAAGCCACGCCTGCCATCGCATACGTGCTGAACCATTCATTCACGCGTACAGACGGCCCCGCCATCACGCTGAACCAGCGGTTACGAACGGAATCTTCATGCCAGCGGGTATCGCTGTAATGGGTCAGCTGGCGATTCTTGTCTCCTGCATAGCTGAAAGACGTCACCATCCCCAGTGTGTCCGTAAACTCATAACGGTATTTCACGTTAATCCCGTTCAGATCATCGCTGCCGGGAACGTTCGTCCGGGCATGAAGATACCCCGCGCTCAGCGTGGACTGATGTTCAGACGCCCATGCAGGCGCACCGGATACGGCCAGACAAATGGCTGCGGACAAAATGGCGGCATAAAGTTTACGCATAATTACCTCTCGCTTTTCTGCAACAAAAAAGGCGTCATTTCTGACGCCCGTTCTGGGTTATAAAATTCAGCTGATACTGATACCTGCTGTGGATTTTTTCATCACCACAACCAGCAGATCGCTGATACTGGTTGCTGGTGTCCAGTTATTCGCTCCTGATGAAGATACGGTGAATGTCAGTGTCAGCGTCCCCTGTCCGGCAGGCATATCTATAACTGAGGAAAATACGCCCTGAGCATCCGTCGTGGACTGATTAAAAATCTCCTGACCATTGCGGGTCACTCTTAACCGGCAGGTTGAATACCAGTATGACTGTTGGTTATTACTGTTGAAATTCTCATGCTTACCACCGCGGAATAACACTGGAGGTATCATGACCTGCCGGTCAAACTTCTGATCATCACTGATTCTTACCGTGATGGTGCCGCTGGCATAACTGTTCGTGCGGGGGAAAGACTTGCTGACCGTTTTGACAATATCGCCTTCAATCTGGTTGGCTGACAGTTTCCCCTTAATCTGACAGTTCTCATTAATCGTGACGTTGTTGAGCGTCCCGGAGTTCGCATTCACACTGCCACTGATATCCGCATTTTTAGCGGTCAGCTTTCCGTCTGATGTCAGGGAAAATGCCGGTGGATTTCCACCGCTGGTAATGGCGGGGCCGTCAGGCGCTTCAGGAACACGTCGTTCATGAATATCTGGTTGCCCTGCGCCACAAACATCGGCGTTTCATTCCCGTTTGCCGGGTCAATAAATGCGATACGGTTAGCGGCAACCAGAAACTGACTCAGTTTGCCTTCCTCCGTGTCCTCCATGCTGAGGCCAATACCCGCGACATAATGTTTGCCGTCTTTGGTCTGCTCAATTTTGACAGCCCACATGGCATTCCATTTATCGTTGGCATCCTTCCACTCTTTCGAAAACTCCTCCAGTCTGCTGTAATGCCAGTCAGTTAAGCAACTGACTGGCTCTTTTTCGGGGCTGTGGGGTATTTCCAGGGCCTCTCCTTTACCACTCTCGGGAAGGCCCTTCCCCTTCTCGTCGGTAATTTCACAAGTTGTCCCATACTTGCAAGATCGCGCATCAGCTCCGGTATACGTCCCGGTGAAGCGCCCTGCAATGTCATCAGCATTCTCATCACCATTCCGCATGATTCTGAGAAACTCAGTTGATTCGGCCAGTAACCTTTCAGATGTTCCGCCATTTTAATCATCTGATATCTCACCAGATTATAAGCCAGTAAGACACCCCACAGCTCTTGCTCCACAAGCTCCGGCTTTTTACTTCTCAGCGTCAGCCTGCTCAGTTGCATCGTCTGTTTTATCTCCCTGTATCCCAGTTCGATTTCCCAGCGATGACTGTACAGATCCGCCATTTCTCCTCCGGGGAAGCGCATGGCGTCCGTCATCGACGTCAGCAGATGGCAGACTTTTCCTTTGCGCGTCACGGTCAGCAGGCGGGCTGTCACTTCATTTCCCAGTCCCGGCCACTTTTTTCGTGCCTGCGGGCTGGTTTTCAGCTTCACCAGATGATCGCCTTTACCCAGTTTTCTGAGCTCTTCATATTGCGCTCCCTTTCTGAGAGGTATCATCCAGTGGCGGTGTTCTCCCGCCAGGCTCCAGGCATTTAACAGTCCCAGTGAGTAATAACCTTTATCCATTAACGTCAGAGTGTTATCGCCGGTTTGTTCTATAAGTTGCTCAGCAAGCTCATTTTCGCTGTTCTTCATCGTGCCGAAGGCTGCAGCCGTCAGCAGATGGCTGGTCAGTTCCATCTGGCAGACCATTTTGACCTGCGGGTAGAGCGCCGGGTTCCCGGCATGTGTCTGGCGGGGGAAGGCTGCATCGTTCTCTGGTGTATCCGGTGTGCGCCAGAACACACCATCGATGGCCAGCAGGGTCAGGCCGCACCAGTGCGGATGCGGCGTGGCGTTATGCCAGAGCTGAGCTGTTTTCGTGAACACGCGGCGGACAGCCTCACTTCCCAGGCGCTGGCGGGCCTGAATAACGGCACTGGGGGCAACGAAGGGGCGATTGCCCGGCAGCATGATGTCCAGGCGATTCACAATCTGGTGAAGAGGTTCTTTACGCTCAAGCGCCATGCCAACAATACACCAGACCATCATTTCGAGGGAAGACGGCGCTTGCGTAGCGTTACAGTACCTGATTCGGCAAGGCAACGAGAGATGAGTTCGGGGTCGAGGTAATCCCCCAGAGAAGTCAGTGGGTTACGCAGAGAATCGTAACGGGATACCAGATCAAGAGCCTGTCCAATGTGCATAAAAAAATCCGGAAACAAGTGAGCGTTTCCGGATTCTTACACAGCCACTGGATCGGTCAACTGATCCTTAACTGATCGGCATTACTCCAGTCTGCTGGCGTTATCCTCCGTCAGCTCGACTTTTTCCAGCAGCTCCTTGCCGAGATGGGATTCGGTTATCTTGCCTTTGAAAAAATCCAGGTAACCTTCCGCATCATCGCTCGCCCGACCGACGGCCTCCACGAATGCCGATTTGCCAACGGTGTTCACCCTGCGGATATAAAAGTAATAATCATGGCCCGGTTTGATATTGATACTGGCGGCTATCCAGTACAGCGCCGTACCAAGATAGCGGGCTGTGGTTTCAACCTGCCTGATATCCGCAATCCGCTTTTCCGAGAACCAGAACTCAAACTGTACCGTCGGATCATAAACCGCAAGATGCGGCGTGGCGGTTATCTGAAAATAGCCCGGCGTCAGCTCAATCCGAGACGGCGCTGCCGGTGCGGCAATCCGGAACGATACCGATGCCGGATCGCCCTGCTGTCCCCACGCATTTACCGCCCGGACTGTCAGCCTGTAGTTCCCCAGCGCCAGTTGCGTGAAGCGGTATGTGGTTTCCGCCGTCCGGGCCGTGCTGACCAGCCGCTCACTGCCGTCATCCGCTGCCACGGTCAGGCGAAGCAGGAAACTCACGCCCTTCACCACCTTCGGCGTGTCCCAGCGGGCCAGTACCTGATACTCCCCGCTGTCTGCGGTGACTTCGGCAGTCAGGTGCTGCACCGCTGGCGGCGTGACACCATTCACCGTGCCGCTCTGGTCGCCGTCAAAGTGCGCCCCGTTATCCACGATGGCTTCTTTTTCCGGTACATGCTGCACGGCAGTGATGGCATACGTGCCGTCATCGTTCTCACGGATACTCACACAGCGGAACAGGCGCTGGCGCAACGTCGGCAACTTCAGCCCCCATACGCTGTATCCGGCAACGCCGTCAGGAACACGGCTCACTTTTACCTTCACGCCGTCGGTGACGGACTGAACCTCCACGCTGACCGGATTGCCACTTCCGTCAACCAGGCTTATCAGCCTGGTGCCGGAGGATGGCAGCGTGATTTCACGGTCGAGCGTCAGCGTCCGGGTCTGGCTGTTTACCGCCAGCACGCGCCCGCCGATGCTGATACCGGCATAGTCATCATCACAGATTTCAATGACATCGCCCGGCACATGGCGAAGCCCTTCAGCACCCACGCTGAAATCCACGGTCTGCGTCTCCAGCAGTTCCGTTTTAATCAGCCACAGCCCGGCGCGGTGTGCCTGCCCCCGGCTGGTACAGCCAAAGGCATCCATCTTCGTGACATTACGACCGTAACGGGCAATGGCCTGCGTATCTTCAACAAGCTCTGTCGCCGTCTCCCAGCCGTTGTTCGGGTCAATCCAGTTCACCTCAACGGCATTATGGCGGTCCTTCAGGGCGCTGAAGCTGTAGCGGAACGGCGCGCCATCATCCGGCATCACCACATTACTGCGGTTATAGGTCCACACCTTATCTGATGGTCGGTCCTGCACGAACGTCAGCGTCTGCCCGTTCCATACCGGCATACAGCGCATCGCCGAGCAGAAATCACTGAGCACATCCCACGCCTTACGCTGCGTGGTCAGCCAGGCATTACAGGTGATGCGCGGCTCCGTGCCGCCAAAACCGTCCGGCACCGACTGGTCGCAGTACTGGCCGATGACATACAGCGCCCATTTATCCACATCTGCCGCACCAAGACGTTTCCCCATGCCGTAGCGTGGATGGGTCAGCATATCCCACAGACACCAGGCCATGTTATTGCTGTATGCTGGCTTAAACGTTCCGTCCCAGATACCGCTGTATTGCCGCGTCTGCGGGTTATAGTTCGACGGCACCTGCAGAATACGCCCGCGCAGATGATAATTACGGCTCACCTGCTGGCTGCCGAACTGCTCCGAATCCACCTGTACGCCGACCAGTGCCGTGTTCGGGTAGCACTGTTTCACATCGATGATTTCGGTGTATGACGACCAGAGCGTTTTGTTCTGCAGCTGGTCTGTGGTGCTGTCCGGCGTCATCCTGCGCATCCGGATATTGAACGGGCGCGGCGGCAGGTTACCCACCACCACCGATGCCAGATACTGTGAGGTGGTTTTGCCTTTAATGGTGATGTCTTTTTCCGTCACCCAGCCACCGTTACGCTGTATCTGAACCAGCAGGCGGACTTCCGACGGATTCCGGTCCCCCTTTGAGGTGGTTTCCACCAGTGCCTGCACACCGAAGGTCAGGCGCAGTCGGTCGATGTTTGCCGACGTGATGGTGCGGGTGATCGGCGTGTCGTATTTCACTTCCGTACCCAGCACCGTCTCGGAGCCGGAGGATTCAAAGCCCTCCGGCGGCGTCTGCTCCTGCTCACCTGCCCGGAACACCACCGTGACGCCGGAGATATTGGTATTCCCCTCACTGTCCAGCACCGGCGTACTGTTCAGCAGCACACTTTTTAATCCGTCCACCGGACCTTCAACCGGCCCTTCACTGATGACGTCTATCACGCTCAGCATCTGGGATGATTTCAGGTTGTCCTTCGCTTCGCGCGGGGTATGCCCATTACTGCTACCTTTACCCATTCCTCACACTCCATAAACAACAAAGCCGCCCAAAAGGCGGCTCATGAGTTACGGCAGGATTAACTATTATTTACATGCATTAACACTATCAGCAAAAATTTTTGGCGTTAATGCTGGTACGCGTTCATAAAGAGTAAAACTACTGCCATTTCCTGCTTTTTTGATATCAAGCACAACATCATACCCACCCATAGCCTGTGGAACTAAAAGGCTTACCCCATTCTCAATAGGAATGGATGTTATAGGTGTTCCATTACCAGCCCATTGTCTGGATATGCAGCCTGACAATTCATCAATATTTTTTAATGAATTACCTTCCATTACAGGCTTGCCGGATTTTACGTAATCCAAAGATTTACATCCTGTTAAGGCAATAATCGTGCAGAATAAAATCGTTTTGTTCATATAGCTAACCAACAGAATAATTATCAGTGTTCGATATAAATATTAAATCAGTTAGAACATGAGTAAATAATATTACCGCCCAATTACCACAACCTGACCACCATCCCCTTCATCTGCCGTGCTGATCTCCTGAGATGCCACACGTGACCCCACGCGCATTTCACCGTACAGAACAGGCAGGACATTGCCCTGGGCAACCATGTTATCCAATGAGGAAAAATAGGTATTTTGCTTACCGTTATCAGTGACTGACACTTTAGGCGTTTTGGCTTTCGGTGCCAGCATCTGCGCAACACCGCCTAAAACCATACCTGCCCCAAGAGAGAACATGAGATTACTTGCAACAATACTAAGCCCGGCATCCAGATTGCCGTAGCAATTAGCGCCGCACCCAGCACTGCCTGAAAAATACCGCCACTTTTGGCACCCGCCAGACGCGGTACGATGTGGATCACGGCACCATTTGCCAGCGGCTCATTAAGACGGGCAGATAATTCGTTTTCGCCTGCATCACGCCCGGAAATGCGCACCTGATACCAGCCCTCATTCAGTTTCTGGCGAAACGCCGGAAGCTGCGTGGCCAGCGCCCGGATGGCTTCAGCCCCCGTTTTCACACGAAGGTCGATGCGGCGACCAAATCGTTGTAAATCCCCGTAAAGGCAGATGCGTGCCATGCCCGGTGACGCCAGAGGGAGTGTGTGCGTCGCTGCCATTTGTCGGTATACCTCTCTCGTTTGCTCAGTTGTTCAGGAATATGGTGCAGCAGCTCGCCGTCACCACAGTAAATGGCGGCATGATTCGGCACCGATGAACCAAAACAGCACAGCAGCACATCGCCCGGCTGCGCCGCTGACAACGGCACCTGATACAGCCCTGTGGCCTCCAGATTATCCAGATAGAGATTCTGACCGTTACGCCACCAGTCATCCTCGCGATGAAAATCCGGCATCTCAATCCCCGCCAGATGGTAAGCATCCCGGAACAGCGTGTAACAGTCCGTCACCCCGTGCTCAAAGCGCCGCCCGGTAAGATGTGGCACACAGCGGAACTTGTAAATCGCCCCCGGCAGACCAGCCACCACGGCAAATCACTCTGCACCTGCAGCCGCCGATCGGCCTCACTCAGCCAGGGCAGACCACCGGGGTGGCTGTGGACCAGCGCCACAATCTCACCCTGCATTTCTGCCTGCAGCCAGTCCTCCGGCGACATCCGGAAATACTCCTCCGGCTCACCGGAGATATTCACGCAGGGAAAATATCTTTCCCCCTCCGGCGTTCTCACCACGAAGCCGCACGACTCCGCTGGCGCACATCGCCGGGCGTGCGCCAGAATCGCTGATTCTGTCTCTGTCATGGGATTACTGCGAAAGTTTGTTAATGGAAAGGAAGCCGCCAAAGTTGCCGACATTATTGCGAAACTTACAGCCACTCAGGCATTTACTGCATTTATCTTTCGTGATATCGGACGTCGGCTGGTCATATTCATCCGCGACAGCCGGACCGCTATAACCGCACTCATCACCGCGATAGGTCCAGGTACAGGTGTTGGCCAGCATGATGCGCCCCGGAAAAACAGCGCCATCCGTTTCCGTCGGCGTGGACAGTACAAAAGAGGCGCTCACCGCGCTCAGTTCGCTGCACTGCTCGATGCGCCAGCGGCTGATCACCTCCTGCTCCGGATCGGCATCGCTATTTCCGTTGACGAAGTTCACCGCATCCAGAAAACGGGCGTAAACCTTACGCCTGACCACCGTTCCTCCGACCAGACTCTGCAGGTCTTCCGCCATCCCGGTGACCATGCCGTGCAGATTAGAGACTTTCAGCGTTGGCCTTGCACTGGCTCCTTTGCCGTTCATCTCAAATCCACTTCCCTGAATGGGATAGGCCTGATACTGCCTCCCCTGCCAGGTGACCGGCTCACCTTTTTCGTTCTGCTCATTACAGAAAAAATAACGTTCTCCACCGACCTCTGTCAGATCGATTTCCCAGAGCACCACGCTGGCCGACTGCTCCGCACGGGTGCATTCATTCAGTGTTTCCTGCCGGATATCCTGCATCAGTTCACCACCTGTTCAAACTCTGCGCTGAACTCAACACGCAGCATACTGACCCGCGACGACCATTTTGCGCAGGTCACCTTTATCTGCCGCCACTCATAAGGCGGCGTCCACAGAAAGGCTTTCCAGCCCCCGTGCTCAGCCAGAAACGACTCCAGCGCCGTGGCCTCCCAACGGGGAACAGAAAGCGTCACGCTGTACGTTTTCAGGTTGGCATTCAGCCCGGCAGGCGCTCGCTGGGAATGGCCATCACCAAAGCGCACCTTTCTTACAGAAGGGGCCGAAGCCACATCCATACCGGGTTTCACTTTCCAGCGGAAGGTTTTCATCGTCCACCTCCAGAGAACAGACCACCATCACGGGACTGCTGTTGCATAAAGTCCGCTGCTGCTTTTTTCCCGAGGTCATAAACCACCTTCAGGGCAGCCGGACCTATCTGCCCGTTCGTGCCATCGTTATTGATCTCGATGTTGTACTGCGGGGCAAACATCGCCATACCTGAACCACCAATATCCGCCACAACCCCCAGCTTACCGTCAGCACCACGACGCAGAGGCAGAATGGCTTCAGGCCCAGCTTCCCCCATCACACCTGCACCTTTTGCAAAAGCAAAAAACGTCGGACGGTTAACCACCGTGCCACTGTAGCGACTCAAATCAGCAGACTGATAAACACCACCATCAGCATTGGGCGTCACACTGGCAGTTGCTGCACTCCCCCAGCCAAACGCCGAACCAATCCCCTTAACTGCCTGCATCATGGACATCTGAACCATGATTTTTGCCAGATCAGAAAGGAGCGAGGCGGTAAAAGATTTGAAGTTCAGTTTTCCGGTGGTACAGAATGTTGCCAGTGCATTACCTGCACTATTAAATGCCGCTGTAAGCATCTGCTCCGCAGTGCCTGCCGCATTATCCGCATCTGCCGTGAAATTCTGAAACGCCCGCATGGCACCGTTTTTCCAGTTACCCTGAGCAATTTCAAGCTGTTGCCAGTAACGGCGATTCTCATTCAGTTGCCTGTTCAGGCTCTCCGTCAGCGCCTGCTCGGCCTTTCTGTAGTCATCCGTGTTATATGTCCCTTTCTGCTCACTATCCCGCCTCAACTGCTCCAGCTGTTGCTGGTATTTCTGGCGAAGGCTCAGTTGTACCTGATATCGCTGCCGCTGCTGATCACCCATACCCACCGTGGCGATATCCAGGTCATGTTGCTGACGCTGAGCGCGCTCTTCTTCAGCCAGTTGACTGGTCAGCTGAATTGTTTTTTTCTTCAGATCGTTGAGTGCCGTCTGTTTCTGAAGCTCCTGCTGTTTTACATCCAGCAGCGTCAGTGCCTGAATCAGTTCATCTTTACGGGCCAGCACACTCTTTTCATCTGCCGTCAGTTTTTTCCCGTCCAGGTCGCTGATGCGCTGCTGCAGAGCCAGAAGCTGTTTATGCGCTTCTGTCATCCTGTCAGTGGCAATGCCTGCTGACTGTCTGGCAGCAGCAATCTGCCCTTCCACCTGTGCCTGTTGCTGGCTGTACTGCAGCAATAACCGGGTGGCCTCATCATTACGGGTTTCGCGTGTTTTTTTCTTACCGGATGCCAGGGCTTTCTCGTAACGTTCATTTTCACGTTGTATCGCCGCATCCCTGACAGCCTGATCGGCGTACTGCATGGCATTAATACGCGCAATTTCACGCTGATGTCGTGCTGCTTCCGTTTCATTCATCCGGTTCAGTGCAGCATTTTCAGCATTACGGCGTTTCTGTTGCTCCTGATAATTCCGCTCTGCCTGCTCTTTTGCATCCTGCAAATCCTTCTGGCGTTTTTTCTCCTGAAGCTCGTTAAGACGCTGCTGATCGTATTCAACCTGAGAAGATGATGCCGTCCAGGGGAGTCTTTTCGCCCGCGATACTTTCTCCTGCAAAGTGGCAATCTGCGCATCCAGCGAATCTTCACGACCAATATTCATGGCCGCATCCCAGAACTGCTTCCACCAGTCAGACAAGGTTTGCAGCGTACTACCCAGCGCATTGAGGTTATTATCAATATCCGCAGTACGCCGACCGGTTTCCTCTGCCAGTGCAAACATGGCTATCCGTGCCGCATCACTGGAGCGCCCCTGCTCTCCAAGGACGCGTATCTGCTCAAGCTGAGTGGCAGTAAGAAAATGCAGCTCATTGTCCAGAGCCTTCGCGGCATTTACAGGATCATCCTTCAGCCGCTTAAACTGATTTATGGTATCGCTGATCGACTGGCCAACCGATCGCTCCATCTGTGCGGCAGCTCTCGCCACCATACCGATATCGTTTCCACGAAATGCACCACTCCCCACCACCTGAGCCAGCGCACCGGCTGCAGCATGTTGCGTGATACCATTCCCGGAAATAGCACGACTGAGCGTCCACAGCTGCCCGGCAGTGACTCCGGCATAATGCCCGTCAGCGACAGCTGGCGGTTAAATTCTTCCCCCTCCTTCTGACCGTCATACCAGGCTTTACCCAGACCATAGACGGCCGCGGTAATACCGCCAATAACCCCGCCCAGCATCATGCCTTTCGGTGACATCAGTGTGTCTATCCATCCGGCACGGTTAGCCAGCGTTATCCCGGATCCCCTCAGCGCCCCTAAATTGCCGCGGGCCAGTTCACCTATCAGAACGCCTATCTCCTGGCGGGCCGCTGCACTTTTCAGACCCAGCGAATGCGTGGCTTTTCCTGCCCGCTCCATTTTGCGGATATACACTTCTGCAGCACTGCTTACCCCCAGCTGGGCAGCCCTGGCACGAAGCAACTCAGAAGAAGAAAGATTCTGGCGGGTTGCCTGCTCTTTAAGCTGACGGATAAACGCCACTTTCTGTCGGGTAGACTCTGCCTCAGCCTGCGTAAGAACACGGGTTTTCGCCGTAACCTCAGAAATCAGCGCCAGATAATCCTGCTGACCAATCCCGCCACTGTTTCTGGCCTGTCGGATCTGCTGCTGAATACGCTGTAACTCCTGCACCCCCGCACTGGCCTGTTTCACACTGTCAATCTGACGATAAAACGCGGCAGCCGCTTTATCCTAAGCCTCCGCCAGAGCCATGGCCTGTGCCTGTTCCTCGCGCATTTTCTGGCTCAGTGCCTCCATACGCTGGCGGGTTTGCTCCACCTCGCGGGCCATGCGTTCATGAGCCTGTGCGCTCTTCTCCACCGTCTGCGCATGGACGGATGCGGCTGTTGCAGCCGAAGAAGCCGCCTGCATTGTCTGCCGGGCGGCCTGAGTCTGACGCTCCATAAAACGCTGCATACGGGCAGAAGACCGTTCTGCATCGCTGGCTGCACCATTCAGAAGGTTTTTGATACGGGGAATTTCATTTTTAAACTCTGCCGCATCAATCCCCAAATCAATGACCAGGTTGGCTATCTGGTCCATAACGCACACCTCCGGAAATACCTTCCCCAAGATGCATCAGTTCTTCGTCCGTTCGCTCCGGTATCCCGTTCTCTTCCGGTAAAAGGCTGAAATCAGCCACCGCAGCATCACTGCTGCCGGACACCATTCTCACGATCAATGCCTTCAGCGAGGCAAACTGCGCATCCATCCACACATCACTGAAGCTCTGCATCCGGAAATAATCGCCCCACTCACCAAGCTCAGTGGCCGACATTTCCGACAGCATCCGCCGCCAGTCTGCCCGCCGGAACTCCCGGGCAAGCCGCATGACAAACTGCATTTCCCGCGTCAGGACTTTTCCGGCGTCAGCACCTCATGCTCCAAATCCCCGGCATTCTCAATGGCTCCCATACCGCTCAGCGACAGAACCATCTCCGCCCCGCTCCCAGGGCATCATACGACCATGTTGTAATAACGGATGCGCAAAGCGTCTCAACATCCTGAGACTGTTCCGCATTCCACAGTGAGCGGGAAACCAGCCAGGCATTGATATCCATCCCCATCCGCAGAAAAGCAATCTGTCGTTCAGCCTCCGGCAGTTCTCCCTCTTCGGCATCAAACTTTGCCGTTCGCTGCTGAACAAACGCCAGATATTCAATTCTCTGCAGCCCGGACAGCTCACTGAGCACCACGGACTGCTTTTCATAATTAAACGTGCCCTGTTTCAGAAACATCATGTTCTCCACCTGCAAAAAAGCCCCGGATAATCGGGCAAATGATGAGTATCGTCCTGTTAACCTGCGGCGCTGACGGCCACCGTAGCCACTGCCACAAAATCGCCGTCAGAAGTCATGCCCACAATGCTGACACTGCCCTGCTTCACGCCTTTCACCGTGGCCACAAGCCCGTTCAGAGTCACCGTGGCAGTCTGTGGATCTGTCGAATGCACACTGATCGCTTTGTCACTGGCTCCGTCAGGTTTTACTGTAAAGGTCAGCGTGGTGGTTGCTCCCACTTTTACACTGGCAGATGCCGGTGCCACCGTCAGCCCGGTAACGCCCACGGTTTCAGTGCCTTCTTCTGCCAGATACGGACGCCCCACACCGCTGATTTTCACTGTGCGGGTCATCACGTCTTTTGAGGCAATGGTTTTACCCAGTGAACTCAGCCAGCCACGGAAAACATCAACAGTACCGTTGGGATATTTGATACGAAACGCGCAGACTTCACCGGAGTCGAACAACTGAACCAGTTTTTTCTGCCCGCTGTCACCCGGACGCCAGGCCAGCGTCGCCGAAGTATCACCGACGGATTTCTGCCCCTGGGTTGTCGTTTTCCAGTCTGCATCTTCATCATCGAGATAAGTGTCATCTTCTGCATCAGCGGTCATTTCGCCAGGCTGCAGATCCTTCACCATCGCAAGACGCAGCCAGTCAGTGTCCGATAAAGGGTTCGCAAACGCATCGCCCTTGCCGGTGTACATCCAGAACGTCGTTCCCGCACCTTTCGTTTTTGCCAGTGGATTTGGTGTGGTCATTGCCACCTCCTTAATTCGTGTACGTGATCTGGTACGTGATTTCCGCCATCGCCCAGGTGGCCATCTCATTATCACGTTGATAGTTAAAACCGAGTGGGATCAGGGTGTCGATGAGTCCGGAAAGTGCCGGTACATCATTCAGGGCCGGGAAAATGGTGCTCTCCATCCACATATCCAGCTCTGAATCCGGTGCCTGTGCCCGGATGAAGACGGCAATATGCAGAACAGCCTGCCAGTCATCTTCATCCGTCATTTTTCCGGTGTACTGAGCATCACTCAGCCACACCGCCACGGCAGGCAGTTCCTGCGCATCAATAAATGCCGGAAGCCCGTCAAAAAATGTGGCGCTGTCTCCACACTGTTCCCGAAGGCGTGCCAGTACGGCCTAGCGGATTTGTGTATGTCGGTTCATCGGGTCAGCCATAACCTCAGTTGTTGTTTCAGTGCATACCCCAGCTGTTTCGGCATTTCCGCAGCAATGATGCGATCGCGGGCATCTTCAAATGCCTGTGTCAGCGGTCCGGACAGCGGGATTTTCACCACATCAATGGGGTAACGATTTTTGCCATCAATACGCCGCATCACATGCCAGCGACCATTCGCCAGTTGCTGAATAAACGCATCCCGGAAAAGATATTTACCCACCTTCAGCACGCTGCCACGGTACTGCAGTTTTCCACCACGCCGGGCCAGTCTGACCCGGGCTGTCCCCAGCTTAATGGCGGGCAGATTGCCCCGGTTAACGCGGATCCTGGCCGTCATTTTTCCTGACGGACTGGCTTTAAACACCCGGACACGCTGACGTACCAGTTTCAGGGGGATCCCTTTCACCTGGTTATCTCCCGCAACGGTATTCCCGGCAACCTGCCGGGTGGCAACCGAGACCGCTTTCTGTGCCACACGGTTTATCGCCCATGCGCTGGCCTGTGGCACCATACGGGTATCAAGGCTGTTCAGATTGCGGATGGCATTCTCAAGCCCCTTCATCCCACACCTCTTTACTCAATAAAGATCATTGGCTTACCGTTAAAGCGTTCATGCCGTGTGACCGTCCATTGTTGTCCGTCATAAACAACGCGATCCCCGCGCCGTGGGCGGTATCCCGAAGAAAACACCACCAGAGAGACCGCAGGTCCGGACAGAGCATTCAGCTCTGCCAGTGTTTCTCCCGGGATCACGGTCATATCGACATCATTAATCGAGGCTGTCTTTCCCATCTTTCTGACCGTGATAGCATCCATACGCGCTGCCAGCCGGGAAAAGGGATCAGACATTGAGTTTTACCGGCACTTCTTCTGCACTGGTTCCGGCATCTGCCCAGACAACCCCGACCAGCGGATCAGAGCCGCTGTTAGTCAGCTGAACTTTTCCGGACTTCAGATAAACCTTCTTACCCGTTTTCATGTCATCCGTTTTCAGCTTAGGCAGCATAAACACACCTTCGGTCATACCGTCGCCTGTTTCACCTTGTGGAATATCGGTCAGCGCCACCGCAAAAACATCACCCACCTGCACCAGATCTCCGCTGCTGATGGCTGCACTGGCAACAATCGCCACCGTTTTTCCTTCTTCTACAAAATTCTTTGCCATAACTGTCTCCACACAGCCCCGTTCAGGGGCTGATTTCAGGTACAAAAAAAGCCCTTACGGGCCATCAGAGTTGTTGTCTGCGATGTTTACGCCGTACATTTCACCAGACCGCGGTGATCAACTGGCGCGACACCGGCGTCAATACGCACTTTCGTTGTCACGCCATCCACACTGAAGCCCTCCATCTGATCAATATATGGCGTATCCACACCGTTGAGATAAGCCACTTCAATCGTATCGGAGCCTTTTGACGCAGCCAGGTAGAAGGTGGTCTGGCTGTTATCATCAAGACGAGGCTCTGCAATAACGGTCGCAAAATCTTTCACCGGGTTAATAATACCGGCGTTAATGTCAGCCCCCTTGACACTTGAGGAGCGAATGACCTGGTTAGCAACAGACTCCATCGCCGTCGGTACCAGTACGAACGCAGGACGAATATTCAGATGACGCTCCCCTCTTTCTGAACACGCATCAACTGGCGGGCTTTATCCAGCGATGCCACGTCCATTGCAGCGCCCTCCAGTACGTTTGCATGTTTCGCTTTATCGAACAGACTTACATTATCTGTGGAGATTTTCGGGTTAGACGTCAGAATGGCATAAACCAGATCGGCAATAGTGGATTTCGCCGCACGGCCCAGCTTCATCGGGACATCGGTCAGCATATTCAGATCATCATTGATAATGGCCTGACGGGTGATACTGAACAGCTCGCCATAGGTCGCCAGTGCAATAGTGGCCTGTTTATCTCCGGTGGTGACGTATTTATATTCCGCCCCTTCACGCACCTGACGCAGAGCACTGAAGCCCCCCATACCCACGCGATGGGCAATTTTAAAATCAGACAACTGACCTTTCCGTGTCCACTGTTCATAGGTTTCAGGGGCATCCTCCCAGCCCTGCAGAATGGCTTTGTTCGCAACATCCAGCAGAATATTACCGAAGTCAGACGTACTGTGTGTGAACGCCGCACCGACCATCTGCATCGGGTTATAACCGGAAACCCCAATACCCCGTTCAGTCAGTGACATACGGGCATATTCACGCAGGGTCATCCCGTTGTAGACATTATCACGTTCGGTTTTTTCAAATCCGGCACGCGCCATCAGCGCCTGGCGGATCCCGTCCCCCACAAAATTACCGTTACCGGCATAAATATGAGCCGGGGTATTTTTATTGGATGGCGTGGACTCGCGCCCCATCTCGTTCAACAGCTTTTCGCGGGCCTGCTCCAGCGAACATTCAGGATCGGCAAGACACTGAGCCTGCAGCGTCTGATAACGCCCGCCAAACATGGCAAACAGATCATTAATACCGTTTACACGCGCTTTTTGCTCTGCCAGTACCTGCGCACGGATACTGTTTTCATCCACTACAGGTGCTGCTGCCTGCACTGGCGTCCGGGAGGCTGCAGGTTCATTATCCTGTACGCGTGGAGCACTGTTGCGTGGCGGAGTAATCATGTTTCGAATGGATTCCGGCATCTTTTTAAATTCCTCTGTACGTTTTGACTGAATACATGCCATTGCCTTAACGGCTGGCGTCACCTGATCAGCAAATCCATGTGCCAGACATTCGGCACCGGACATCCAGGTCTCATCCGCCAGCATGGCAGCAATTTCATCGGTGGTTTTCCCGGTTTTCTGTGCATAAGCGGGTAACAGAACCGCCTCAACCTTATCGAGCAGGTCGGCATAGGTGCGCATGTCCTCCGCATCACCGCCCGTAAAGCTAAATGGTTTATGAATCATCATGAAGGTGTTTTCCGGCATAATGACCGGGTTTCCCACCATCGCAATGACCGACGCCATTGACGCCGCCACACCGTCGACATAAACGGTAATGGACGCACCATGTGTTTTCAGCGCATTAAAAATGGCGATGCCTTCAAAGACATCGCCACCCGGTGAATTGATATGGAGATTAATGTGGGTGATATCGCCCAGTGCATTCAGATCACTGATAAACTGCTTCGCTGTAACACCCCAGAAACCAATCTCGTCATAAATATAAATATCCGCGTCACTCTGGTGACCAGCCTGCATCCTGAACCAGGAATTATTCTTCGGACTGGTCGTCGGTGTGCTGCGGCTCCTGTCGTTTCGTTGCGGCACTGCTGCCTCCTTTATCACTGGCCGGATCGGTATCAAATACCAGATCCAGCTTGCGGTTTTCATCAATTTCGGCCTTGCGCCGACGTTTGACATCATCCGGATTACGACCACCTGCACGTACCCAGTCTGATTCTGTCGCTGCTCCACCACGAATCTGAATTTTCCAGGCCTCAGCCTCCTTAACAGGGTCAATCCACGGCATCACCGGTCCGGAATACACCGCGGTATACAGTGAAGAACGGTCAAGATCGCGGGGTAGCCTGATAACACCGGATGCCACAGCCTGTTTCAGCCAGGCACGATACATCGGGCGGGTGACAGCACCAATAAACCAGTCCTGCAGGATCAGGTAGCCATCAGTGGATTCAACCAGCTCCTGACGCTGGGCGCTGTAAGTGCCGTTATAGTTGCGCGCTGTACTGGAAAAACTCAGACGACTGCCCGCCGCCACGGCACGCAACTGACCATTACGAAAAGTTTCAAGGTTAGGATTGGGGCGATCCGACTTCACCATTCCGATTTCTTCGCCGGGTTTCAGATCGTCGTAAATAATGCCTGGCTGAATGGTAAGCTCACGTTCATTCTCCTTGCTGTCATTACCATCCGTTTCATAGCTCTGTCCGTCGCCTTTGCGGATGTACATCCCCAGAGCAGCGGCGATCCTTGCTGCAGTCAGCTCAGAATCTTCATATTCTTTCAGGGCACTGAGGCGGATCAGCACACCGGACAATAAAGACGTCCCGCGCATCTGGTGCAGACGGCGAACAAATTTAAGATGCAGCATTCGCTCTGCATCCACTTCTTTGGTTTCCATCTGCCGTCCGGATACGGGACGGCTTTTATACACCAGATATTTTTCGGGACGCCCCCAGTCATCAACAAACACGCCCTGATTCAGCCTGTTGCTCTCATCACTGGTCATGGGAATAAAGTCCGGCTCGAGCGCCTCCAGCCAGAAATGAACACCGGCAGAAGGCGTCAGGCTGTTTATGCGCCCGGAAACCATCTGGGCAAACACCTCACCATCGCGCAGCCAGGTACGCAGCATCAGACGTTCCAGCATCGGGCGGGTAAACTGCCCGGTGACTTCCGGACTGACAGACCATTCACTCCATCGGGTGCGTATCTCCGCTGCCAGATCACGGGCAATGGCCCCATTGCGTAATACCGGATGTGGCTCGACAATAATCCCGTTTTTCCCCACCACCCGTTCTTCCAGCTTGTCAAATACACCAATAACCAGATCGTGGTTGTTATCAAGGTAACGGGCCTGCTCACGTAACGACACGGCCCCGTACTGGCTTAACTGGTCGGCAGTTCGGTTTTCCCGCCGGGCTTTGTGTGTCCGCGTCGTTTTTACGGCCTCATAAGCCTGGATCACCGCACGGGAACGCAGCCTTGCCGCTTTCCATCCTGGTGAAAAAACGCCAATCACATCATCAAGAATTGCCATCAGAACCTCGCCAGCCGGTACCCGGGATGCCCCCGTCGTCGTGTAATCAGAGCCGCAAGGCGGCGCTCCCACTCCTGCCGTCCCTGCCGGATCTCAGATAAGTTTTCCATGGTCATCTGCTGACCATTAAAGGTGACGGATTTTCCGTCCAGCACCGCCATTTCAGCTTCCGTATAACGCTGAATCATGGCTTCGATATCATTCTGGTTCATAACCATCCTCCGGAAGTCAGCCAGGGGTTAACATCGTCAGTTACTGTTTTCTTCCGTTTTTGTTTTTTAACAGGCGTGGATACCGGTTCCGGTGTGGGTGACGGTTCGGTACTGTCCGGGACACACTCCAGCCAGGTTTCCCGGCTCGCCCACTCCGGTGCATCCGGCCAGCGGATCTTTTCGTATCCATGCAGAATGACCAGAGCCTCGGCATACACCATCAGGTCAAAAGCTTCGTTGGCACCGCGACCCGGCTTACTCCATTTCCCGTCACTGCACCGCTCTTCATACGTCAGTTCGTCGTAAAACCAGCTCCCCAGCCAGTCAGGGAAATGCACATAGCCGGGACCTGGCGAGTCACGCCATAACGCGTTATTCACCCGGTCTTTCAGGGCATCCGTCTGAAGAAGCCAGAGCGGCACATCACCTGCGGCCTGCGCCCGTCGGCCCGTTCGTCCGGTGTTATCAGGGAATGTACGGGTGATCAGTTTTGCGCGCCGGATGCTGTCGCCCTTAAACAGGTAAATACGTTTACCAAGTCCATCACGACGGCAACGACGCCAGAATTTATAGGCATTATCAGTGACCCCGTCCTCACCGCCGGAGTCCACCGCCATTGCCATCAGTCGCATTTGTTGAGAAGGATCGGAGGCCAGCGGCCAGCTTTTATGAAAAACATCCGTCAGCAGGACATCCCAGTCTTCCGGATAGCTGGCCGGATCAATTCGCTGGCTCTCCCCGTCGCTGTCACCGCGCAATGACTGCGTGATGTTGTAACGATCAATAATCCAGCGTTCGCCACGGCTGCCATAGCCCGTTACCTGAACCACAAAACGGCGATGACGTCCCGCCTGCACATCCACTGTCGCCACAAGGAAATTAACGCCATCCGGCACACTGCGGGAAGGAACTGGCTCTGCCCGCTGCTCAAGCCGTTCACTTTTTCGTTGCTCCATGCTGGCACGGGGAAGATAAGGTAATCCCCAGTCGGTATTGATAACCGTCTTGAGTGTTTCTTCACTTCCGGTTGTCTCGTATTCCTGTTCTGCAGTAAGCAGTTTGTAAACGAGTTGCGAGAGTGTCTGGTAAGCAGCTGCCGGACCCTCCATCCAGAATGACGCAATACGTGAGCGTCGGGGATCACCATAACGACTGCCATCCGCATTGATGGATTCACCATCCCGCAACCAGACCCCACGTCCGTTCAGCTCACGTTTTTGTTCAGGCATAATCCGTCCTGAACAGGAAGGACACTGAATATAAGCCGCCTCACTTGCCAGCACGGGATCGGCAATATCACGGAAACCAGCAACCACATCGCCGCAGGGCTGAAAATACTCACCACAGTGTGGACAGGGCCAGTACCAGCGACGGCGATCGCCACGGTTATAGAGCGACAGTATCCCCGTGGTTGGTGGAGCCTCATGCGGTGAAGTCCGTCGCCATTTCACATCCTTCACATCCCTGCCGGGGGAACTCTCCACCAGCGTCATACCACTGGACATAAATGTGGTGGTACGTTTTGAGGCAAGAGAGAAGGCATCCCCTCGCCATCAATATCTTCCGGAAAACGGTCATAATCCGTCAGCGCCACGCATTTATAATCTGATGAGGACATGATATTGACTGACGGCCAGCCGATTTTCAGGTAGTTGCCAGCAAGGAATGTTCTGTCATAAACGTTGTTGTCATTTTTGTTCGGACTCAGGCGACTGACCACTTCCGGGCTGACGCGAAACGTTCTGGCAAGTCGTTTTTTGGAGTGTTCGCGGGCTTTTTCCTCCGTCATCTGAATGATCAGCATATCCGCAGGATCGCAAATCACGTTGTAAATCACCCAGCCGTCAATCAGGCCAATAGTCTTGCCGGTTCGTGCCGGACCAACAAATATCACTGCGTCGTATTCACGCGAGGCCAGGCAGTTCATCGGCTCAATAACATACGGTGCCACCAGCGGATCCCACGGGACTGAGTTCCCTGCCCCATGGGCACCCGCATATACTGAGCAACGGCATCAGCAACCCGCATTCGTCTCGGTGCGCGAAGGATATAACCTGAATCGGTTCGTGCTGCCTTTGCGGTTTCCTGATTCAGCATTACTCCTCCTGCTGTAATTCCTCCTCATCATCCGCACCTGCTTCAGTCACCCGCAGGGCTATCTGATCGCGCAGATCATCAATAATGGACTGAACACGGCTCACAGCGGCAGGCTGCAGACCGCAGTCACGTTCAAGAATATCCGGTAATGTCTCCAGCACCTGCACGACCGCTTTTGCCCAGATGGCAAACTCCCGTCTGACATCACTGGCCGGAATGAGTTGTGCCGTTTCCTGTTCGAACTTAAGACGCTCACGTTCAGACTGATACCAGGCTTTGCGCTCATGCGCGTCCATTTCGCCTTCTGCAACCGGCGGTGGTAATGCCAGAAATGCTGACACAATATCAACCACCCGATAAAGCTTGAGGTTGCTTTCATGCCCCCTGCAACGGGTAGATTTTGCAGCCTTGCCGCAGCAGTCTGGCGATGTACACCTGACAGTGCCGCCAGTTGACTGATATTCAGCGTCAGATTTTTTAACTCTCGATCCATACCCGCTCCAGAATGTTTTAAACATGCATCTTGCGAACAACTTTAGGCAAACGGTGTTAGTGGTGAACAAAAAACAATCAAAATCGACACCATAAAAATAAAATCACCGTAATATCAATACATTACAGTAGTGGTGATGACGAATGAAATTTCAAAAACTAGCCTTTTTCCGCGACGCTCCCGCCCCGTGGCAGCCCCCCCACCGGGAGGACCCGTCAGCCAGACAGATCTGACGAACGTCTGATACAGAGCCTTGCATGAATGACATCGGGATAATCAAAAAAGGCATAGCATCGTGCCCACAAGAATCTGTGTGAGTGTCCTGTTTCTTCCACCCCCGCACAGGACTGGCGAACATGAGGGACAAACCCGCGAATCATTAGCGCGGTAAAAACCCGGTGTGCATCGTTTTTGATTATTCCCGCACACTCGCACAGAAGGAGTTCCCCGTCGGGCTACGGTCATGGTTAATGCGGGAATACAGCGACGATACAGCGCATGATGTGTCAGGCTTGAATACCTTTATCCGTTAAAAGGGATATCAGTTAAGTTATCCTGCGTAGGGTATAAGCCATTGTCAAAGACACTCGACATGGAATGGGCTTTGTAATAGCAATAAAAAACCGCCCGGAGGCGGCATTTCAAGTGTGACGTATGTTAGATCAAAAACTTAAATACTAACTGTCGAATTTGTTTCGTAACTCCGGCGACAGTGACGACCACCAGTTTATCGCTTCAAGTGCTTCTTTCTCTATATATTTTTTTTTATAGAATGCTTGCAATTGAGGTAGCACATTATCATGTGAGAATGCCTCTGAAATTTTGAAGTCTGCACCTAAGTGCATCGCTCCCATTTTCAATACCTTGAGATACCCATGGATTTCAGCATGTTTTTCAAAATCATCTAATATATTCATTTCTTCATCCTTTAGTGAGAACGCTCAACATACAACATACAACATACTACATACTACATAATGCACTGGGTGACGATATAGTTCTGCAGATAACTAATCTGTTTAGTCACTGTGACGATTCGCTCTCTAAGGGTGAAATAATCCCGTTCAGCGGAGTCATTAAGTCGGGGGCTGGTAACATCGCCCAAGCTGCCGGTGCTGGTCGCTCCATTCGCGGGACATCTGGCGTTGAAGTGCAGCCCACACTTGCCAGTGCGAACACAACGCTGCAAATCATCAAGCTGCTTTTTAGCATCAGCTAAGTCCTTCGTGTATTTGGCATCCAGAGCCGCTACATCACGCTGGCGGATCTGCATGTCTTTGATGGTGGCGTTCGCCAGTTTCAGTTCTCTGGTGTTTTTGTCGCGCTGCTCTTTGTAAGTCATGGCGTTATCACGGTAATGATTAGCAGCCCATGACAGGCAGACGATGATGCAGATAACCAGAGCGGAGATAATCGCGGTTAATCTGCTCATTTCTGCCCCACAAACAGACTTCATGCTCAATCTCCCGACGAGTCATCAGTCCTTTCCATTGCTTACCGCCAGCGTATGTCCAGCGACGTAGCTGATCACACGCACCTTTGATATCGTCCCGGTTGATTTTGCGAAGAAGCGTCGATGTTCTGAAATTTCCAGCACCCACGTTGTAAACGAACGAGTAAAGAGCGCCGCGCGTTGTTTCCGGTATATCGACTTTGATGTACGGGTTAATTTGTCTGGCGACCGTGGCAAGGTCTTTATTCAGGAGGGCTTTGCATTCTGCTTCAGTATACGTTTTACCTAGCATGATGTCTTTTCCGGTGTGTCCGTAACATACAGTCCATACACTGAGGTATACTGGCAATAGCGGACACTACCATTTGTTCTTTTTTTAAGCAGCCATCTGATGATATTTTTCCCTGAAGGCTGCCGGGGAGATATTCCCCAGACGAGAGTGACGACGCTGACGATTGTAGAAAATCTCAATGTATTCCCGTATTACTGAGATGGCTTCATCCCGGTTATTAAAACGATAGTGGCTCAGGCTCTCATTTTTCAGCGTTCCCCAGAAGCTTTCCATCGGAGCGTTGTCGTAACAGTTACCTTTACGCGACATTGATGTTTTCAGACCAAACTGCTCCTGTATGACCCGGTAATCGTATGCGCAGTACTGTGAACCTCGATCAGAGTGGTGGATTAGCCCGGCAGGTGGGCGCTGGCTCCTGAGCGCCATAAACAGGGCTTTACCTGTCAGCTCTTTTGTCATGCGCTCTCCCATGGCGTAGCCGACAATTTCGCACGTATAAACATCTTTGATGCCAGCGAGGTACAACCATCCCTCCTGTGTGGCAACATACGTCAGGTCCGCCACCCAGACCTGATTTGGTGCTGTAGGAGCGAACGTCTGGTTCAGCAGATTTGGCGCAACTGGCAGATTGTGGTTCGGGTTCGTAGTCGCTCTGAACTTGCGTTTCTGCTTACAGCGTAGCCTTAGCTCCTTACGAAGACGTGCCAGTCGGTCACGACCAACGATGATGCCATTCTCTGCCAGCTCCGTCTGGAGCCGCCGGGTTCCATATGTTTCGCGAGTGCGGATATGTGCCACCTTAATCTCCAGTTTTAGCCGCTCATCACTTTGTTTTCTGTCTGAGGGTTCATGCTGTACCCGGTTGTAATAACCGCTCCTGGATACACCAAATACCTGACACATCGCTTCAATGGGAAATTGTTGTCGCCATTGTTCGATTAACGCGTATTTTTCAGCGACTCCTGTGCAAAATACGCTGTTGCTTTTTTTAATATATCTCGCTCAAGGCGAGCTTCATTTAACGCCTTACGCAGTTGCAGAATTTCAGATTCCAGTTCAGCCACCGTGCGGGAACCAGGAGTACCGAGCCCTTTTCTGGCGGCGGTAACCCATTGTCCTAAAGTGCCTTCAGGAAGGGATAATCGGGAAGCGCCTTCACTGATCGAAAGTTGATTTTCAGGAACCGTTCTGACAGCTTCGGCTTTGAACTCTTTAGAGTAACGTTGGGTTTTTCTGCTCATTATTAGCTCCTTCTGATGCCATTCTATTTCAGGAAGGAGTGTCCGTTAAACTCAGGCTACCTCACACCAACAATATCTTTGTATGGTATGTGGCTGACACCTTCCAGACCATCGTCACCACTTGGGCCAGTGATTAACACAGATGCTATAGCAATTGCCCCACCACCAATAGCAGCAGCAACAGCCTTGCGTAATGATGGCGACATTATTCACCTCTCGCAGCCTTACGCTTATCTTCTTTAATCTTGAAATAAAGGTTTGTCAGATACGTCAGCAAGCCAAATACCAGACTACCCAGCACACCTATTGCCGCCCACTGTGAGGGCGTGACTTTATCGAGCAACTGTAAAAACCAGTACCCGGCACTACCTGCTGAGGTGCCATAGGCGACACTCGTTGTTAACTTATCCATGGATTTCATAACCCCACCTCGCAGATGCGGGTGCTGTGTAATGGAAATAAAAAGGCCACCTGACGTGGCCACCAGATTATTTCCCCACCAGCTCGTTTATCTCTTTCACTGTCTGGTTAAACCGCTCTGACTCAAGCTCAACACCTAAGGCCCGACGCCCCAGCGCCATTGCTGCTTTTATTGTGGAACCGGATCCCATAAAAAAATCAGCAACCAGATCACCAGGTCGACTACTGGCATTGATTATTTGCCGGAGCATATCCGCAGGTTTCTCACACGGATGTTTACCCGGGTAGAACTGAACGGGTTTATGCATCCAGACATCGGTATAAGGCACGGAGACTGATACGGAGAAATAGCGCCGGAGAGATTTAAACTCATCCAGCAATTCAGAATATTTGCGATTCAGTGAATCATAAGATGCCACCAGCTGGTGGTGTGGTTGTTCCAGTTGTTGTTCCTGAAACTTCTCTGCCGCTATACGGGAAAACAGTGCCTGTAACTTCCGATAGTCAGCCTCATTCGGCAACTGCCACTGACTGGCACCAAACCAGTGGGAAACCATATTTTTCTTACCTGTGGCTTCGGCAATTTGTTTTGCCGTTATACCCAGTTCGGCACGAGCATCCCTGAAATACGATATCAGCGGTGCCATTATGTGCTGTTTGAGTTCCCTTTCTTTTGCCGCATAGCCGTCACTTTTGCCGCGATATGGCCCCTGGTAATGTTCAGCAAACAGAACGCGCTCTGTGGCAGGAAAATATGCGCGCAGACTTTCTTTATTACACCCATTCCAACGTCCGGACGGCTTCGCCCAGATGATATGGTTAAGCACGTTGAAACGTTCACGCATCATGATCTCAATATCAGATGCCAGGCGATGTCCACAGAACAGGTAAAGGCTTCCGGAAGGTTTCAACACCCGCCAGAACTGGGCCAGACAGTGGTCCAGCCACTTAATGTAATCTTCGTCCCCTTTCCACTGATTGTCCCAACCGTTGAGTTTCACCTTGAAGTACGGCGGATCGGTAACAATCAGGTCAATGGAATCATCAGGCAGGGACTGAATAAAATGCAGGCAATCAGCGTTGATTAAATCAACACTGTTTATTTTTACAGTATTTTTCATGGATCAGTAAGCGTAACTCTGGTAGGCTCACTCTGCTTTTGCGCTAAAGCAGTGGGCCGTGGTTCGCTTGTGACCAGTAAGCATGAGCGAATGGCTGGCAGGTGCTACCAACACCCACCAGCCGCCCATTTTCACAGCAGGAAACCGCCATTACTGGCAGCGTCTGAATTTATTCCCGTACCCGCCGTTATCCTTCGCCAGACCCGCCATAACTAACTGAGTCAGTATTAACTGGCACCGGGCTTCGCTTACTCCGGTAGTTCTCGTCATCATGCGTGGCGTTACCCACTTGTCAGCAGGTAAGAAATGAAGGACTGCGGCGGCGGCTTCTGTCATATCTTGCTGTTTTAGCATGTCTTTTTCCCTTCTGGTTAACATGACATACCAATAACTCTTGTCTAAAAAGCCAGCAAGATAAAAAGTCAGTATTCACGAACACCAGCGTGTTTACTGTACTGCACCAAGTTTACAGGTACAAAAAAACCCGCTCAGTGGCGGGTTCTTAAATCTTATCAACGGTAGACATACAAAGCCCATCGTTGTGAAAATCTTATCCATATTTTTTGAAAAACGCAAGCATCATGTCGTCATCTTCGGCGAAAACCATTTATCTTGTCACCTTTCTCAATTGTATCTCTGCATATGCTTCTTCCTGCCAGCACTTTGTAACCAGTTTATCAATGACATCTGCATATCCTTTGTACCACTGATAATCCGTCAGGTCTGGTACCAGCTTCTGGACATGAAGCCGCGCCAGTGTGGTTGGTAAACGGCTAAACCGGTTTCCATTGCAACGCCCACAAACCTTATAAACAGGCGTGCCATGAAGCCGGGTTCTTTTTTCATCTAGGACAATACCTTTACCCTTACACCCTCTGCACGCTGTGCTGACTTCTCCCTTACCATGACAATGCTGACACAGTTCCTTCACCCACTCTTCCTTGATAACAGATTCCCCGCTTCTGGAGTGTTTCACCACTTCGCGCAATACATTATGAAATCCAGTACCAGCACAATGCTCACAGCGAGCCTTACTTGCCGCAGACCTGGAATAATCAGCAAAGGCAAAATTCACAAGGTAAGGGATGATCTGTAACCGGGTTTCTTCACTCAATTTGTTCAATGTCGGGTTATCCAGTGCCATCGCGTAATTGAGCAGACCTTCAATCGCAAACTGAGGATCCTGAACACCAACTTTTGCCAGGAATAAGGCAAACCCAAGCGGTGCTTTCGACTGCACCATCCCCTGCGCAGCCATTACATCCGTAATTGTTAAACCACCAGAGCCTGTCGCCGGTGCGTCATCGCTCAATTTTGGAGATTTCGGGGAGTAATATTTCGGTAAGGCTTCAAGGTTCATGCTCGTTCTCCACTTACGCCAGTACGCCTATTGCCAGCGCACGATCGATAAAACGAAATATCAGCTCCAGCTGGGAACCATACTTCTCTTCAAATGCCACGGTATCCGCATGCAGCTCGTCGTGATGCTTTCTGCACAAAGGCAACACAAAGAGGTCATGCGCTTTTGTAGCCATTCCACCCTGACCGTGGCCTATCAGGTGGTGGGGATCATCAGCAGGCTTTCCACAACATGCACACGGCTGTGTCTTAACCCAGCGTGTGTACTTTTCATTAACCCAGCGGCGACGTTTTGGGCGTAACATAAAAGACTCCGGCGACTCCGGATCCACTTTCAGCGCCAGCACCTTTTTCGCCTTATCCTGGATGATGCTGGTGGCAGGAACCGAAGGCACAAGGTCACTTTCCCGGGTGACAGACGGCACAACAGGCTTCGGTAATCTCAGTGCCTTACGGGCTGCACTTTCCGGTAAGGCATCCGCCAGGTCATTACGAATCAGCCACCAGCACAGTTCCGGCATTGTCACAACGTGACTATCATCAAAACCGAGATCCCGACGCACAACAGACAACACCCAGCGGGCACAGTTATCCGTTGCCATTGATTCCAGCCGTTCCGTGAACTGATCACGCAGCTGGTTATCGCAGTGCCAGCACAGACGGATTGCGCCCGGCGCGTGTCGCATTGTTGTCATGTTCTCGCTGTGCCAGTCGGAATGAGGCCACTGGCAGCCTTTTTCACGAAGTAACCAGCTTTCAAGACATTCCACGCCACCAGCACGACGGATCACTGCCTCATTGCGGAACACGGCCCGAACGGCAGGATCATCCGCCAGCGGTTGTGATGCCGCCGGAACGGCACCACTGGCGAAAGATGAATAACGTTCCGGCTCAGGCTCCAGCAGGACACGCCCCTGCATAAACAGGGGCATCAGCTCTGAACCTGGTCTGAACAATACGATCCCCATACGCGGGGCAATTTCAGGGTCAGTAGTGCTCTCACGGTCACCTCAATGTACGGTATCGAGCAGCTTTAACAGCTCAGGGAATCGGGATTCGAAGAAATGCGGCTGCGTCTCGCGCGGATTTGCGGGACTGGTGATGTTCTTGCCGAACATGCAGCCTTTCGCTGTCAGTGACCAGAATTTTTTGATGTTGTTAATCGCGGTACGGCTGTATCGTTCGCGCTGCTCGACGATCCCCAGCTTCACCATCTGGTGATATGCCTGATTAGCTGTCAGGCGGATACCATACTGCTTCAGCAATGCACTCAGTGACAGCGTGGGGCGGCTTGAGCCATCAGGCGCGTCAGCAGGAGCATCAATGGCATAGCGCGGTGCCAGATTCGGTAAGCCAACAGCCTCCTGGAGTTTCTGACAGGCCCCAAGCACTGAAGAGTTAGATAGGTTTAACTCCCTGCGCATAAAGTCCAGCAGAATCACTCCAGCCTGCATCTTGTCAGCAGCCTGCCCGGATAATTTTTCCGGTGCGCTGGTTACCATATCGAAAGTACGGATCACCTTCAGATGGAATGACGGGCTGATCCACATTGCATAGGCATACACCAGTTCCTTGCAGACATAAGTTCCCCGTTCATTTCCCCCATGAATCACACTCACCGGGTCAACACCCAAATTCTGGGTGTTGGTCAATTCATGAACAAGTTCAACAGTTTGTTGGCTGGAAAGAAACTTTCCTGGCTCCTTGGTTCTGGCATTTGCACCAGATGCTACTGCTGCGCGATGCAGATCGTTCAGGCTGTAACGCCCATAAGCATCACGACGAACTTCAATACCATCAATGACCATCAGATTATTCATACTTCGTTTCTCCTTTTGCTCAGGCGGCTGCACCCGCCGTTTTCTCGTACTTACTGATAGTGATCTCGACCTTCCCTTCCGGGATAACCGGTCCCCACTCCACCAGCATTCTTTTCACCTGACTGTCGTCTTCCCACACACCCGCGTGGGTCAGGGCGTCAAACAGCGCCTTGTTATAGTTGTCCAGATCGCGGCTCCGGTTATCCGGAAGGAAACAACACGATCTCCACTGAAGCAGGTGCCGACGTTGGTTTCGGCAGACGACGTAACTGCTCAACTATTGCTGCGCACGCCGCGCTCTGGAATTTTCGCCCCGCCGCGCTTATCAGGCTCTTACCAGCAAACGCCCCTTTGTTGGGGTGTCGCCAGTACGTGTTCACGCTGGGCGGGAAAGGCAGGATCAGCTTCATACTTTCAGGCCTCTCTCATGTAACCAGTGAGTTGCACGCAGCCTTGCGTTTTCCTCACCGGCAAGCAGTGAGCGGATAATCCCGACCGCCTCGCTGTCGTCGTCCTTCACCGCGGTATGAAGCGTGATCCCCCGGGCCACACCACGCTTTATCGTGATGACGCCTTTTTTCTCCAGTGCGCGAAGATGCTCCACCGCTGCATTCACTGAACGGTATCCCAGCATGGTTGCCACCTCCTGATTGGTTGGCGGAAAGCCACGTTCTTGCTGGTAAGAAATCAGCATATCCAGCACCTGCTGCTGACACTGAGTTAACGTCGTCATTAAGCCCCCACGTAATTCCCTGACAGATACCATTCATCACCCGATACAGCGCGCTTGCTGCTTTTCCGTAAGCACCGCTCTCGACGCGCCAGAAAGTTGTTTCGTTCTGGCTGGGAGTGACTTTCACGGAATGCCGCCATCCACACCGTTGCAGCACGACGGTATAAGCCCCTGGACTCCAGCTCTTCAGCCTGGCGGGTCAGGCACAAAATCACCCGGGGATCGTTAGTGCCGACATAGAAATTGCGCACAGGTCTGGTTTCACGAACAGGTTGTGGTTCCAGCTCCTGCGCTCTCTCAGTCAGGCGCGGGAAATGTCTGCGTGTATCTCCTTCACAACGGTGAGCCACACGCCCACTCTGACGTAACTTGCTTGCTGACTGCAGAACGCGCTGCCGTGAGTAACCTGCAAAAGCATCCGCAATGTCTCCGGAAGTACAGCCCGGATGGGCTTCAATGAATTTCTGAACGTCATTCAAAAGACTCATGATCACCCCCTGAATCCTGCCGGGATCTGGCTATAGTCCACGTTGTCGTAACTGGCTTTGAAGTACGGGTCTTCACGTTTTTCTGTGTGCGTGCTGACGGACGGCGATAAGCGCAGGGAAAGCTCATCCCATTTTTCCCGCAACTTCGACGGGCTGAGCACGTTACGGCACCAGAACGGATCGCGGCTGACGCGGCTGTACATCTCGCAGATTTGTTTGTGAGTACGACCATCCTGCACACACATCAGGCGAATTTCGTTTGCCCATGCTGTCCAGTTCGGTTCTTTGGGACGAACCACCTCGCCGTCACATTCGGCGGCCTGCTCGTACAGGGCAATGATTTTTTTCCAGAGCCACTGTGCGCAGGTCAAATCATCCTGCGTTCCCCACTGGCGCTTTTTAGGGCTGAATACAACCGCATCAGGATGGCGAGTTAAAAAATCCTGTTCAGCCGTCTGCGTGTCCGGTTGCGAAGCGTCCGGACGAGAAGGTTTTTTATCTGACGGATCATGTTTTGATTTTACTGACGGATCCCCGCCAGATTCTGACGGGTGAAAACCCGCTTTTTTGCCAGATTTCGACGCATCAAATTTTGACGTGTCAGATTTTGATGCGTCAGATTTTGACGGGTCAGAATCTGACAGTTGAGAAAATGCCGCTGCCTGAAGCTTCGCAACGTTAAGCTGATAAACATTCGACGCATTGCGGTTACCCTGGCGACGCGCCTTACGCGTTAACCAGCCTTCTGCTTCCAGCCGTGCGATAGCCGTTCTGACGGTACTCATCCCCGCGCCAATCTGACGGGCAATAGTTTCAATTGATGGCCAGCACACACCTTCGTCATTACTGAAATCAGCCAGGCGGGCCATAATTGCCACGCTGGATAATTTCATGCCTGACGCAGCGCAACCATCCCATACATAGCCGGTTAATTTAGTGCTCATGACCGACCTCTATTTCCCTGAATTTACGACGAAACTGTTCGAGCGGGCTGAAGCACTCATGCTCATAGCCTTCACGGAGGTAGATAACCCGTTGTGTTTCCGGCTCCCAACGAATGACTCTGACGGGCACTCCGTAGTGATCTTTGAACCAGCGGTTAACTTGTCGCAAAGGACTGTCTCCTTCTGCCGGTTGAAATCCCCCACAGCCCACTCAGCAAAGCTGTGGGTTACAATTTCCCTGTCACCTAGTACATTTACTGCATAGCAATACTCCACCTTCGCTTTTCCACCCGGTACAGGAAGCGCAATCAGTTGCGAGCGACGGTAGTGTGTTGTTAAACTGTTCATGCGTTAGTTTCTCCACAACCAGAAGCAATCGACGCCACGACGCCCGGAGCTGCACACTCGCGGGCGTCATTACTTTCTGAAACGCAAAAAATTTTGTAGACAAGTGCTGCATGCTCCTGCAGCTTCGAAATTGAGAGGTACAGCTCGTCGTTAATTGCTGTCTTCTCATGCGGTTCCACTACACCGTCTTCGATTGCCGAACGAATCTGTTTTGAATAACTGCCGATCTGTTCAATGACTTCCAGTAAACGCTGGTTAATATCGGCATTGTCCACATCCTCGACGTCAGGAAGAGACACAAAGACGCCATTTGCAGACTGCGCCACAGCGTCGGCAATGAAGTGAGTGCCACCAGCACGTTGTAAAATCATTGCCCATCCCAGCGGGAAAATCTGATCGCCATCGGCACGAAGGCGGTTAAATAATGCGTTCTCTGTTACATCCAGCCACTCAGCAGCTTCAGCGTAACCCCCGGCAACGCCGCGATAGTTTTTCTGACAGCTTTCACGTACCACTCAGGCTGTTTTTCCACTTTCCAGTGATGATTACCCACGGCTTACCTCCTGTTCCTGTGGTTTAAACCCATTCTGGTTTTGGCTAGATTGAAAACGTGCCGGATAAAGAATCTGCATTTCGCTGATTTCACCCTTAAAAAAATTGGCCAGACGTTCTGCAAGATCGATAGATGGAATTTGTTCCAGTCTTTCAATATGACTCAGCGTCGCTGGATTGACCTGAACGCCAGCAGCAACATGCTGCAAAGTAAATCCGTGCGCCTTACGCACATTCCGTAATGGTGATTGCATATGACCTCCACATATTGCGTGATGAGCATATTATTTCACGCAAATATTTTGCGCAAGTTGATTTGCTTAACGCGCAATAAAGAAATGTAATAAACGCATGAACATAGGAAACCGAGTCAGACAACTTCGCCAGGCGAAGAACATGAAAATCGCCGATCTCGCTGAAGCAATAGGAGTGGATGCGGCGAATATCTCACGCCTGGAAACAGGTAAGCAGAAACAATTCACTGAACAAGCCCTGAGTAATATTGCCAGGAGCTTAGGTGTTGATATTGCTGATCTCTTTACCTCAGACGTCAAAAGTAATACTGTATGTAAAAACAGTATTAGTGAGGATGTTGCGCAGGTGAAGGATGTATTCCGTATTGAAATGCTGGATGTCAGTGCCAGTGCGGGAAATGGCCTTATCCAGGGCGGTGATGTCATTGATGTGATTCATGCCATTGAATACAGAACTGATAATGCTGTATCGATGTTTGGCGGACGGCCAGCCAATCACATTAAAGTTATCAACGTTCGTGGGGACAGTATGTGTCCAACCATTGAGCCAGGAGATCTCATCTTCGTTGATGTCAGTATCAATCAGTTTGATGGAGATGGTATCTATGTATTTGGTTTTGATGATAAAATTTATGTCAAACGACTGCAAATGATACCTGACAAACTACTGGTGATTTCTGATAACCAGATTTACCGTGAATGGGGAATTACCAGCGAAAATGAACACCGGTTTATGGTCTTTGGAAAGGTCTTAATCAGCCAGTCACAAACCCTTAAGCGACACAATTAACCCTTACCTCCTCATCAATTAGCCACCCAAAGGTGGCTTTTCATTACCCTTTAAATTGCACATCTCGCAACAAAAACACTTGCATAATGCGCAACTTCATTTTATCTTTCTTTCCAGACAAACAAACAAGGTACTAACAAAATTTGGTTGTAACACGGCGTATGGCACATGCGTCGTTAGCGGTCTGGGGACGTTAAAGGGGACAATCCACTCCTTGCTCGGACAAACAAACCAGGTAGCCGGAATGTGCAAGTCAATGATGATGCTGATAAGACGCCTAACCAGCGTGGCGATCCGGTTTGACGCCTGGGAAGAGACCAGGGTGCAACGATGAGGGCATTTATGGAGCCGCGACAAAGTGTGGTGCCGTAACTGGCTAAGTGCTCTCAGCGTTGTGGTCATCCGCGAAATGGCGCGGCGGTAAGTATGACTGGGTTACTCTTTCCCCGTTGAGGACACCGGATTGTCAGGTTGACCATACGCCTGAGTGACAACCCCACCACAACAGCCACTGCTTTGGCGGTACCAGTTTGTACACTTGCTTCCGGCTGGTACCGCTCTTTTTACAAAACAGAGAAGAGCATCACCGGACGACGGGCTCATAACCCAATCCATCCGGGCGGCTGCCACCGCAGGTGTTCTTCTCTGTTTTGTGGAGAAACCAACCGGCCTTGCAGGGTCGATATGATGAGGAGCAGCAAAATGGCTAGCGAACGCAGTACTGATGTGCAGGCATTTATCGGGGAGCTGGACGGCGGCGTATTTGAAACCAAAATCGGCGCAGTTCTCAGTGAAGTCGCTTCCGGTGTGATGAACACGAAAACCAAAGGTAAGGTCTCACTCAACCTGGAAATCGAACCATTTGATGAGAACCGTGTGAAAATCAAACACAAACTCTCATATGTTCGCCCGACTAACCGCGGGAAAATTTCCGAAGAAGACACCACCGAAACGCCGATGTATGTCAATCGCGGTGGTCGCCTGACTATTCTGCAGGAAGACCAGGGACAATTACTGACTCTTGCCGGTGAACCTGACGGAAAACTACGCGCAGCAGGTCATTAATATCGTTCTTAATTAACTGATTATTTATCTCATCACTGAATATCTTTATATAGTGAGGACTTATTATGTCTCAGAACTTAGACGCAACCGCAATTAATCAAATCCATGCCCTTATTTCTGCTCAGGGTGTTAATGAAATTATCAGTAAGATTGGTGCCGATGCTGTGGCATTGCCTGAGAATTTCCGCATTCATGATCTGGAAAAATTTAATTTAAATCGCTTCCGTTTCCGTGGTGCGCTTTCCACTGCCAGCATCGATGACTTTACCCGTTATTCTAAAGATCTTGCAGATGAAGGCACCCGCTGCTTTATCGATGCTGATAATATGCGTGCCGTCAGTGTACTTAACCTGGGTACTATTGATGAACCAGGTCACGCAGATAACACCGCCACTCTCAAACTGAAAAAGACAGCACCGTTCTCTGCCCTGTTGTCTGTTAACGGCGAGCGTAACTCCCAGAAGTCACTGGCAGAATGGATTGAAGACTGGGCCGACTACCTTGTGGGCTTTGATGCTAATGGTGACGCTATTCAGGCAACAAAAGCGGCTGCGGCAGTCCGTAAAATCACGATTGAAGCAAACCAGACCGCTGATTTTGAAGATAATGACTTCAGCGGCAAACGCTCCCTGATGGAATCTGTCGAAGCGAAGACCAAAGACATTATGCCAGTGGCATTTGAATTTAAATGCGTTCCGTTTGAAGGTCTGAAAGAACGTCCGTTTAAATTACGCCTCAGCATTATCACTGGCGATCGTCCTGTACTGGTTCTGCGCATTATTCAGCTGGAAGCGGTGCAGGAAGATATGGCTAACGAATTTCGTGATCTGCTTGTTGAGAAATTCAAAGACAGCAAAGTAGAAACCTTTATTGGTACTTTCACCGCCTGATTTCATTACTGCAAATGCCCCTGCGGGGGCATTTATGGAAACGTAATTAACTCAATAATCACCGGATGGTGAGGGCTTCCTTTTACCCAAACTCAGCGCGGTGCAGCGCATATACGTGGAGAACAAAATGTCATTTATTAAAACTTTTTCCGGGAAGCATTTTTATTATGACAAGATAAATAAAGACGACATCGTGATTAACGATATCGCGGTTTCCCTTTCAAATATCTGCCGCTTTGCCGGTCATCTTTCTCACTTCTACAGTGTCGCCCAACATGCGGTGCTTTGCAGCCAGCTGGTGCCGCAGGAATTTGCTTTTGAAGCGTTAATGCATGATGCAACAGAAGCGTATTGCCAGGATATTCCCGCTCCACTGAAACGCCTTCTTCCTGACTATAAACGGATGGAAGAAAAAATTGACGCCGTAATCCGTGAGAAATACGGGTTACCCCCAGTTATGAGTACGCCCGTGAAATATGCCGATCTTATCATGCTGACAACCGAACGCCGCGATCTCGGGCTTGATGATGGCTCTTTCTGGCCTGTACTGGAAGGCATCCCGGCAACAGAGATGTTCAACGTGATTCCACTGGCACCTAGCCATGCCTACGGGATGTTTATGGAACGTTTTAACGAGTTATCGGAGTTACGCAAATGCGCATGAATGTTTTCGAAATGGAAGGGTTTCTTCGCGGGAAATGTGTACCGCGAGATCTGAAAGTGAACGAAACAAATGCTGAGTACCTGGTACGTAAATTCGACGCGCTTGAAGCTAAATGTGCGGCACTGGAAAACAAAATAATACCAGTGTCAGCTGAACTGCCACCAGCAAATGAAAGTGTTCTGTTATTTGATGCTAACGGAGAAGGCTGGCTGATTGGCTGGCGTTCTCTCTGGTACACCTGGGGACAAAAAGAAACCGGAGAATGGCAGTGGACATTTCAGGTCGGGGACCTTGAAAACTTCAATATCACTCACTGGGCAGTAATGCCAAAAGCGCCGGAGGCTGGAGCATAATGACCACATTTACCAATAAAGAGCTGATTAAAGAAATCAAAGAACGAATCAGCAGCCTAGAGGTTCGAGACGATATTGAGCGCCGTGCTTATGAAATTGCTCTGGCATCGCTAGAAGAGGAGCCGATGGCATGGCTGCATTCAGAAAATGGCTTAGGTATTCCGGCAATAACGAGGAGTAAAAACATTGCTGACAGTTGGTTATCAAAGGGCTGGTATGTTCAGCCGCTATATATAGCCAAGCCAGTGCCGGTGGTGCCAGATGCTCGTCCGTCTTTAAATAATGGCATAGTCGGCTTTGATGAAGGCTGGAACGCCTGCCGCGCCGCCATGCTTAATGGTGCCGAACCTGTAAGCCAGACTTACAAGTTGAACGAGCTGTCGGGCAACTCTCCGGTAACTCCGGATGGTTGGATAAGCTGTAGTAAGCGAATGCCGAACGATAAACAGTATGTTTGGTGTTGGGGTAAGTCTTACGGCTGGACTGAGTGCGATACCTTCGAAGGGTATTACGATTGTTCGAGAAACAAATGGTGGGCAGTTACTGACAATGGGGAAGAACCGGCATCGAAAGTAACCCACTGGATGCCGCTACCGGAGCCGCCGCAGGAGGTGAAGTAATGAACAACTTAATGACAACTAAACAAGTCGCCGATTTCTGTGGTGTTTCAGTATCGACAGTTCTTCGCTGGAACAGCGTAAACAGGAGAACTGGCCAGAAATACAGGCCTGACTTTCCAGATCCTGATATTAAATCCTGCCCAAATAAATGGGCATCACACAAGATTTACAGATTTGCGGGAGTAATTGATTAATATGTATTAGCTTAGATGTGAGCTGACACATCTATGATTAGATGCCAAACCTAATCTGAGCGTCCACTCTTTACCAAGAGCGGACGTTACCAATGACCATATGACATGAATCGATAAGATCAAAACATTATCGCCAAGAAATGTCATACCATTGATACAAATAAAATTGATTACCCCTTACTCTTGTTGAAAAGTTAGTCGTAGAGTACCTATCGCAATGTAATCAGCTTTAATCATCTGAAAATTACTCCTTAAAAATTAGCTTTTATATACTGAACAAATTAAATCTCTGTTTCTTTTCCTGTTCGGCTCAACCAATACTCCATTGTTTGAGTATGAATCTTTTCAGCGTATATTTTATCAATTAATTTATCTCGTTTTTCTTTAATGACTTTACGCAGTGAATCATATAACATAAAAAAACGTTCATCATCTTCCTCATTATTACCGTAATTTATTTGATTGAGTTCTGAAAAAATATGATAGCACCTTTTTTTTCTTGGTCCCCGGCAATATTAAAACCAAGCCACATTGATCATATTCAAATTCACCTTTATGGGCAGCAAAGTTATGTCTAACATTCATAATAGAATCATGTAAATCTCTGTATTTTTCTGGCACATGCTTTCTCTGCAATGTGAATCGACGCCCTTTTGCCTCTGTAAAACACTTACCGTAAGTAACAACTTTTGATATAAATAAAGACTTTAATATTAGATTCTTTTCTAAATCAGGATAAATAAAGTGTTGTTCTCTATTAATGTTATTACAAATGTTTTTATTATATTCTCCCAACCAATAACATTCCGAAGATCTTTATCCAGCAACTGTAAGGCCACATATTGTTCTACAAAGCGGCCTTTTAAAGGTATTCGTGGTAATATTACACCTTTCTGCTTATAAACTCTTTCTATCGTATTATCTGGATATTGGATCTTCCTTATTTCTATTCCGTCTTCTTCTGATACCCTTACTAATGGTTCATTTTTTAACTTTGACATGTTAACCCTCTTAAATAAAAAACTAACTTTATCCAGATAGTGTCCGTTAAGAAGTTTTCGTTACAACTAAGTTTCTAGGTAAATCATGAATCAACCTATAGTATCAAAAACATTTGGTGGTAAACATCTGCATTTATCAAATAGCAGGAGCGATTTAGGGGCATAGGGATAGTGATGATATCTATACCCGTGCCCTCTTATGTCAACACAATGGCGTAAACTTAACGCTCACATCTCGCTCAAAGTGTGCTAGGAGATTTGGTTATGTTCAGGTGATACAAACCGTCAGTTTGAATCAGAGATAGTACAATTAACAATCGATTCAACCCTCTTCCACCATGCCAGGTAAGCTTTACGCTGTTCTTCTAGATAATCGCTCTTATCATAAACTTGCCATACCCCTGGCAGCTTATGACCAAGCATAATTTCTGCGATATGAGGCGCAGTAAGATCAGAAAAATTTGTTCGTGCTGTCCGTCTCAAGTCATGAAGAGACCAATGAGGGAATTGATATCCTAAACGCCGCCACGCGTACTGCATTAAATTGTAAGGCAGCGACTGTAATGATGTCCTACCGACTGGCTCCCTGCTTCCTTCCTTAGTAAAAAGCATATCGGAACCGTTGTTCATAGAGATAACGTATTTTATAAGCTCTTCAACCGGTTCAATAATGGGCCGCTTTAGCGGTTCGCCTGTTATGTCCCCTGTCTTATGTCGTTCAGGTGGTACAGTCCATACCTTATTTATGAAATCAAAATCACCCACCCTAGCAGTAATTAGCTCCGAACTACGGCAACCAAAATGCAGTAATAGTTTAATGAAGGCCCGGTATTTGGGAACCATTCTAGAGCCATCGATCGCAGCATAAAGAATTTTAATTTCATCGTGTGTCAGAAACCGTTTCTTCTGACCTTTACGGATATCCATATCTTTACCCGTGATATCCGACAGCGGGCGAGTTTCAATAAGCTTTCTCTTATACGCCCAGACATGGGCCTGCTTTGCGTTAATTAGCAATCGGTCTGCTATTGCTGGAGTCTTAGTGCTAAGAGGCTCCAGGACTTCTAACCAATCATGCAATGTAGCTGCATCGTGAGGGATATTCCCGATTTTAGAGAACAGGTGCAGCTCAAACGAGCGGAGTATCTGTTCAGAACCCTTTTTATTTTTTACACAATATGCTTCATACCAGGCACGGATCACAGACTCTACCGTCATGGCTTCAGTAGCTTTTCGTTTTTCAGCCTGCTTGACCAATCGTGGATTACGGTTTGACTCGAGTTCACCACGGAGACGGATAACTTCTTCTCTGGCCTCTTTTAATCCAGTTGCCGGGTAAGTTCCGATATCAAGACGCTCACCTTTCCCTGCCCATTGATAACGATATTGGAACACTACGCGACCTTTCGGTGATACTCTGACAGACAGACCATCACGATCGGATTTAACCAAAACCTTATCACGTTCCTTTCCAACGACTGAACGCAACCACGCATCAGACAGCGCCAT